AATATCTTTCTACACAAGTTCTTAAAAGGTGATCCCGACGATGTGCATGATCATCCATGGCCCTATGCTACATTAATTTTAAAGGGTGGATATTGGGAATGGATTCCTGTGTTTAATACTCTTGGGATAAAGATCAATGAATATCGTGTTTGGCGCGGCCCAGGTTCTTTTCGTACCTGTGGTGCTAACTCATATCATCGCATAGAACTCGAACCGGGCATAACTGCCTGGACTCTGTTTATGCCTGGGCCTCATAAACGTGAATGGGGATTTTTAGTTAATAATAAATGGATACAACACGAACAGTATCTAAAAGATCGCAAGGAGAATCATGTCAAAAAAGCGGCAGGTTAGTTGGGAAGAATATCAAGGGTTAGTTGCAAAGCTATGTAGAGATATAACAGTCAGTGGGTGGCGGCCCGACTATGTGGTAGGCATTACTAGAGGTGGATTGTTGCCTGCTAAAATGATCAGTTACTATTTTGATGTTCCTTGTGAAACACTAAAGGTAAGTTTGCGTGATCACGAGCAAACAGAATCAAATACCTGGATGGCTGAAGATGCATACGGACATCCTAGACCCGAGGTATATGTAGAAGATGAAAATGATTTAGGCTCTGTTCTAGAAGCTGCTAGCGACTTGCTGTCAGCCGGGGATAACTGTAAAAATATTCTTATAGTAGATGATATCAATGACACAGGTGCTACATTGAATTGGATCATGCAAGATTGGCCTGCAAGTTGTTTTCCCGAGGATGCTGTATGGGAAGATGATGTATGGAATCAAAATGTCAAGTTTGCTGTAATTTTTGATAATCTATCATCAAAGTTTAAAGCTAGGATTGATTTTTCTGGTGAAGAAATCAACAAGGCTGAAAATGATGTATGGATAGATTTTCCTTATGAAGATTGGTGGACAAAATGAGTAAGATAATGGTTCATTGCACAGATAAAGGCCGAGATGTAGAGGCACATATATTAAATCACAAACCCAAAGCATTTTTAGAAGTGGCTCTTAATACAGTGAAATTGCGAATGACATACATGAACAATGCCTATGTTGGTTCTATGGCTGGACTAGAATTTGTAATTAAAGAAGATCAATTGCCTAGAGAGTACAAGGAGTATCAGAGATGAATTTGAAATACACGCTGGCTGACGCACAAGCGGACGGGCAAGCACCATGGAAAGATCCTATACTGGAAGATTTTCATGTGGTCATTTATGCAGACAAATATCCTGTGACAGAAGGTCATCTTTTGTTTGTGCCACAGTATGCCGCAGACGGAGTCATTGAAGACTGCTTCGCCGATGCACTTAAAGTGGGCAAACAAAAGGTGAAGTCAGGCGAATGGGACGGATTTAATATTGGATTAAATTGGGGGGAGGCTGCAGGACAAACTGTGCCGTATCCGCATGTTCATCTAATACCAAGACGCAAGGGAGATATGGAAGATCCCACTGGCGGTATTCGTCATGTGATACCAGAAAAGGGCAATTATCGTAAATGGCAAGAATAACTGTTCCTTGGGCCAATCAAAAAAACACATGGTGGAATGAAACCTGTGCTAGGATTATTGAACATTTTGGTTTGCCTGGCGGGCGTTATGTAACAGAAGTCAGTGCAGAATGTATGCATTTTGATTTTCGAAATGAAAAAGACGCACTCATGTGCAGATTACTTATAAGCGACAGCATTATATGAAAGATAGATTAATTATCGCCGTGATTTTGCTAATGGCCATAGTGATACTGGCCAATGCTGATTGGAACGATAAAACTGTGGTCTATGACTGTAGTATAGCAGAAATCAGTCCAGATTATCCACAGGCAGTAAAAAACGAATGTCGTAGGTTACGCATGGAAGAATTTCGTGAAAGACAAATACAAGATAGAAGGACTATATCAATATGACACATTGGACTATAACCTTACAAGAAGATCCCGAGACTAAAGAACTAGTTTTGCCTTTTACCGAAGAGATATTGGAAGCGGTAGGATGGAAACAGGGTGATGTTATTGTTTGGAAAAACAACAAAAACGGATCTTGGTCATTGAGTAAAAAGGTTGACAAAAAGGCGGAAAAGAGTGTATAATATATTATGAGTAAAATAAAAGTTGCAGAGCTGTTTTACAGCATTCAAGGTGAAGGACGCTATATGGGTGTGCCTTCTGTTTTCTTACGTACATTTGGATGTAATTTCAAGTGTGCAGGTTTTGGTATGCCCAAAGGAGAACTCAGTGAAGAATATCTCAAAATTAATCCAGACAATTTCACTGAATATGGACGATTACCTCTCGTTAGCACAGGGTGTGATAGTTACGCTAGTTGGGATCCTCGCTTTAAGCATCTTAGTCCCGCTTTTAGTTCTGAAGAACTTGCTGACAAGATTGTTGATATTCTTCCGTATAAAGAATGGCGAGACGAACATCTAGTTATTACAGGCGGTGAACCTTTACTGGGTTGGCAACGTTCTTATCCAGACTTACTGGAACATCCTAAGATGGCAGGATTAAAAGAAATTACATTCGAGACTAACGGTACTCAGCCGCTTACAGATGAATTTAAAGAGTATTTGTTGTTACAATGGCAAATGCCTAACTTGAATTTTAATCGAGAAATTACTTTTAGTGTAAGTGCAAAATTAAGTTGTTCAGGCGAGCACCCAGATGAAGCCATACGTCCAGATATTGTATGCTCCTATCAAGAAGTTGGCCATACCTATCTTAAGTTTGTTGTTGCCACAGAAGACGATGCTGAGGAGGCACTGGAAGCAGTTGACATATACAGAGCAGAAGGTTTCGAAGGACATGTTTATCTGATGCCTGTGGGTGGTGTTGAAAGTGTATATACTATAAACAACAGACGTGTTGCAGAATTAGCTATGAAGATGGGCCTACGTTACAGTGATAGATTGCAGGTACCTTTGTTTAAAAATGCGTGGGGAACATAATGATAGTATATTGGGGAGCTTCTTCGTTTCACGAACAGATGTATCTTGGATTACACGGCCCGTCGCCTGCATTTTCAGATATCAAAAAATTATCCGAAAAACTTGTACAAAAGAATCAATGGACTGACTTTACTAAATGTCCTTCTTTGATACAATATTCAAACAATCTATTTGCTCTTAAAAGTCCGATTGATTTAGATTTTGAATGGGATGGAAATACTATTTTATTTGATTACGATCAATACCCGATGGATTTTATTTCTAGAATAGCAACCGAGAGAGACTCGAAAGCAGGAATGCTATCTTTAGGGCTTTGCCCTTACATGTTCTTTTCTGAAAACGATTGTGAGATGCAGTTTAGTGGCGCCACTACGGTCGATAATGATTTTACTAAAAATTGCATTGTGATTCCTGGTCAGTTTAATACAGGAAAATGGTTTAGAGGAATTGATTTTGGATTTTTTATTAAAGATAAAAATGTCAAAGTGTCGATCAAAAAAGGTGATACTATTGCTAATATAAGATTTTTAACTGATGAGAAAATAGTATTCAAAAAATTCTTTATCACTAACCAATGCAATAGTTTGGCTAACCTAGTAGTAAACTATAAACATTCACAAAAATTTCCTTTGAATAGATATCTAACAAGTATGTATAATGATTTTCAAAGCTCTAAACTTCGAAATCAAATTTTAAAAGAAATTAATAATAACTTAATGGATTAGGATTGTAATGAAAAAATTTATCGAAAAACTATTTGGTATTGAAAAGCTCAAACAAGAAAAAGAAGCACTACAAGAAGCCAGAGACAAAGCAGTGGCCGAAACAGTAAGAGCTCAAGAAACATCAGAACTTAGTAAATTGAGTGAGAAAGACCGTGCTACTCGTAAAAAAGAACCGTGGGTAGGTGTGCTTAATACTCATGTTAACAAAGACAATGTGCGTAATGGTTTTTTTGAACTTGACTGGAATGAGCCATTTGTGTTAAAATTAAAGCAAGAAGGTTATGGAGTAGATGGTGATAAGGATGAAGAAATAGTAGATCGTTGGTTTCGCGAACTGTGTGCCAATGTTGTAGTGGATGGTGATTATGGTGGCCCGATTAACACAGGTGTAATTGACATTAACGAAGTTAAAAGAAAGAATCAATGACCATTCTTAAAATGTCCAGTATGGAGCCAATGACAGAATATGCTCCATTTTGGAATTATTCTTTTTTTATAAAAAAATGGGATCGCGATATGTCAATTCTCGATACCATTAGATCGTGGTTATTAGAGAACGAGAAAAAAATAATTAATAAATTTAGTTATGATTACGACGGATATACCGGGCTAGGAAAATCTAGTGTTACCGGTAGATTTAGCCAATACAATTTATTTCATCTTACTTCAGAACTACCCGAACTGAAAGAACTTTTAGATTTTATAAAAGATTCCTATGTTGAATTTGTCTCTATCGAAGATAACCCTATCAGAGAAACCGAAGTAGTTTCGTGGTATAATGTTTTAAGAAAAGGACAACAGGTTCAAGAACACAATCATGGTTCTGGTAATGATGTTTACCTAAGCGGCACGTTTGTTCTAGATGATTATCCTACTTTTACCAACTTTAAATGCCCTTTTGATAGAGACGTTATACTTCCAATACCAAACAATAAGGGACTCTTGACATTTTTCCCTAGTTTCGTGTATCATTATAGTGATGAATACAAAGGAGACAGCGAGAGACTAACTATTGCTTTCGATATTCGTATTCCTGGAATACAAGAAAGTAAAGATAGAAAAGCAATACCTTTTATAACTTTAGAAAACACACAATGACATATATTCTAGTAGATACTGCTAACACATTCTTTCGTGCTAGACATGTGATAAATGGTGATGCTGATATTAAGCTAGGCATGGCTTTTCATATCACATTAAACAGCATTCGCAAAGCGTGGCAACAGTTTAACGGTACTCATGTTATATTCTGCCTAGAAGGTCGCTCATGGCGCAAAGACTTTTATGCTCCTTATAAAGCACAACGTGCAGAAGCTCGTGCAGCACATACAGAGCGAGAAGCAGATGAAGAACGTGTATTTTGGGAAGCCTTTGATACTTTCAAAGAATTTGTTACAGAAAAGACCAATTGTACTGTACTACAAAATCCACAACTAGAAGCAGACGACTTAATCGCAGGCTGGATACAGAGCCATCCGCAAGATAATCATGTTATCATTTCAACAGACACAGACTTTGTGCAATTAATTGCACCCAATGTCACACAGTACAACGGTGTCATGGAACATGTTATCACGCACGAAGGAATATTTGATGACAAAGGCAAAGCAATCATTGACAAGAAAACACAAGAACCTAAGACAGCCCCTAACCCAGAATGGCTGTTGTTCGAAAAATGCATGCGTGGTGATACCAGTGATAATGTCTTCTCAGCGTATCCGGGTGTTCGTACTAAAGGCACAAGGAAAAAAGTGGGTCTTACTGAAGCGTTCGAAGATCGTAAAAGCAAAGGATATAACTGGAATAATCTCATGTTACAGAGATGGTCTGATCACAACGGCGTAGAACACAGAGTCCTAGAAGATTATGAACGCAATCGACGACTGATTGATCTAAGTCATCAGCCAGACAATATCAAACAAATTATTAAAGAAACTATAAACACAGCCACACAGGCTGATAAAAATATCAGTCAGGTGGGTATTAGATTAATTAAATTCTGTAATCTATATGATCTTAAAAAGATAGCAGATCAAGCACAGAGTTATGCAGAACCGTTAAACGCGAGGTACACATTATGACAGACTTACACGCAAAACCAATCATAGAAAATAAATTCTGGATAGTTGAGAAAGATGGTGAGAAATTTGCCACATTGAGAAAGAATGAAGATAATAGATTTGTTCTTAGTAATGAAGAAGGTATTCGAATCTATGATACCAAAGAAAGCTTAACCAGACAATTTGGCAAAGATTTCTTTGTAGCTAAGATTGTAAAAGAAGCACATGATGCACAACCTAATGAAGTTCACGGTTATACTACCAGCGTGGCTCCACACAATGCCATGTTTGACATTCAACGCAAGTTACC